TGGTTCTTGGTTCTTGGTTGGTTGAACGGATGTTGAACGCTTGTTTAACCGAGCTTTAGCAGATGCCTTTCCTGCTTTACTGGCTTGGTCTAGACGGCTATGGTACTTAGCGATTTCCTCATCAACTCGCTTGTTATGCCAGCAATTATCTTCATCAAAAATAAAGAATTCCTGCAATATTGCATCAACAGTTTCAACGGATGATCGAATTCTTCTTGCTACAGTTGAACTGTCGTTGAACGGCTGTTCAGTCATGTAATAAAGATCAATCATTCGCCTATAAGCCAAGTCCTCCTCATTACTTAAATGAGAGGTATGGCTGATGTAATCCCCAATATGAAATGGGTAAAAGTTCATCTCAATCCTTTTTAAATAGATCAGGTCTAAGCATTTCATTGGTCAAGCGACCCTCAGATAAAGCGCTTAATTTTCTAAGATGGCGAATAGGAATATAGCCTCTCGCAACCCATTGATATACCGCAGAATTTCTCACTCCTAGCAGCTTAGATAGCTCATCCAAAGTGCCAAATTCCACTTGTAAAAGCTGTTTTATTTCATTCATAAATCCTCCTGAAATGAACAATATCATAGATTTGTGCGATTTTGCAACAAAAATGATAAAAAAAGTATTTGCAAGGTAGTTGATATGATATAGTTCTATTCAAGCAGTAGATTTCTTAACCAAGTGAAGGAGTAAGTGATGAAAACAGCAATAATTGAATGGATAGCAGTTGTAGTAACTGGAATAGCTTTTGGAGCTATGTTTGCATACGGCTTATTAGGAGGGTTCTAATATGAGTCGCTTACATGACCATTACTACGAGCCTGACGATTACGATGATCGCTCAGATGAAATTGATGAGCTGACTTTCCAGCTTATGAAAAAAGGTGCTGAATACGATCCTAACAATGCTTCTAGAGTTGCAGAGGCTTTAGGTGAGCTAGATACAGATACCGCCATCGCCTTGCAAGACTGCATAGATACAGGCGATTACGCAATAATTGGCAGAAAAATAATGATGATCGCATTTGATTACATGGAACGCTTTGCCAAAGACCACGCAGAACATGAAACTAACGCATAAGGAGCAAGTGATGAAAACATATCAAGAAATACGCACTATCAATGTAAATGAAAATACCGAAAAGAAAGGTAAATTTACCTACTTATCTTGGGCTTGGGCAGTAGATCAACTTCTCCAGCTTGATCCACAAGCTACATGGGAATACAAAGATCCAGTTTATTTTGCTGAAACTTTGATGGTCTTTTGTTCCGTTACCGCTTTTGGCAAAACCATGACAGCTCAACTTCCTGTCATGAATATGAATAAAGCTATTGCCAATCCTGATGCTTTCCAAGTCAATACTGCTATGCAGCGATGCCTGGCTAAAGCGATTGCCTTGCATGGCCTTGGTTTGTATATCTACGCTGGAGAAGATATTCCTGATGAAGAAGAAGTAGATTTAACAGGACAAGCAGATATTTGGGTAAAAGCAATTAATACAGCGAAAGATATAGATGAACTCAAGGTCATATATGGTAATGCCTACCACCAGCTCTCAAAAGATAAAGCAGCAGTCGCTAAGATTTCCGCAGCCAAAGATGCCAAAAAAACAGAATTGGGAACTTAAACCAATATTTGATGAATTTTTAAGAAAAGAAAAGGAAGCTCGCAAATGAGTATTTTTATAGCATTTTTAGCTTTTACTGGAGCAGTAACCTGGTTAGTAATTGGTGCAATGCTTATTTATATATGGATGGAATGATGAACAATAAACCAGTAGCGTGGACTGCGTGTTTAAGTTGTGGTCAAAGAGTTACAGGCGATTCTATTCATACTTGTTCACCACAGTTAAAGACACTAACAGATGAGGAAATAATTGAATCTTTAGCGGAACTAGAGCATGAACAATGGATGACTTGGGCTGACACCATTATGCAAACTGAAAAAATAAGTGATAACAGGTTTGCAAGATGGGCTAGTTGCATGATTCCTTATGCTGATTTGTCCGAAGAAATGAAAGAATTTGATAGGGAATGGGCTAGAAAAGTATTAGCAATACTAAGAAAGGCACAAGAGAAATGAATCAAAATATTTTTTGTAGTAAATGCCACAGAATACCAAGCCAATGTTGTTGCCGTTTAATAAGAAAGGCACAAGAGAAATGACTACATTTACTACAGAGGATCGTGTTGCTTTCGTACAACAAGGAACTCCTGAATGGCATCAGCTCAGATTGGGAAAAGTTACCGCTTCAAGGGTTGCCGATATACTGGCTAAGACAAAATCAGGCCCTTCAGCTAGTCGAGGTAACTATCTGATTGAGCTTGCCTTGCAACGAGTTACAAAGACCATACAGGAATCATACCAAAATGAAGCTATGCAATGGGGAACTCAAACAGAGCCACAAGCTAGGGTTGCGTATGAGGTTAAGACAGGCAATTTTGTCGATCAAATTGCTTTTGTCGATCATCCTACTATTGCTAGTTTCGGTTGTTCTCCTGATGGCTTGGTTGGAAACGATGGTCTTATTGAAATCAAATGTCCAAACTCTGCTACGCATTGGGGATATATAAAAGACAATGCGCCACCTAACAAATATGTTATTCAGATGCAAGCTCAAATGGCAGTTACAGGAGCTAAATGGTGCGACTTTGTAAGTTTTGATCCAAGGATGCCTGAACGCAGTCAATTACTGGTTGTTCATGTTCCTAGAGATCCTGAGTTTATTTTGTTTATGGAAACAGAAATTAAGCAATTTTTAAGTGAAGTAGAAAAAGAAGTAAATCTTATGGAGAAGCGCAATGGCAATTAAATATTTCGTAAAAGCAGCAGTATCAGAATATGAAGATAAGACGGATGGCAAAACCAAGAAACGCTATCAGTCTATTGGAGTCATCATGGAAACTAAACATGGCCTAATGCTCAAGATTGAGTCCTTGCCTATCTATGCCATGAAAGAGGGTTCAATATTTGCTTACTTAAACGAGCCTGAAGAAAAGAACGACCAACCTAAATTAGCTAAACAATCTAATGATTTGGATGAGCCACCATTTTAAGGAGCAATATGAACGAACATATTTGGACTGCTGCTGGAACTGATATTACGATTAGATGGAGGCTTGCTGGCTGGACTCCTCCATCAGAGCTTCAGGAATATCAGGATAAATGGGCCTATTGGCAGAATTTGCCATTGCGTAAGTTAGATGACCAGGCTAAACGACAATACGAGGCTGTATTGCGTAAAGCCAAAGTAGCGAGGATTAAATGAATTACGAAAAAGTTCCATTTGCAGGAGAAATAGCTGTTCCTGAAAACGAGTGCGAAAGACAGTTTTTTGAAACTTTCCCTGATGTATTTAACACCAATGAAGTAGCTTTAAAGGTTTGGACTATGGCTTGGATTAAAAGCCGAATCTTTACCCTTAAAGATATGGAACAGGAATTTAAGAAACTTTAACCTTTCATGGGATGAGCCTTGTTCATAGGCTCTTTCTCATGTTTTTTTAGTTCTTGCTTTACTTCATAAACTGAATTACGCAGTTTAATTACTTGAGCTTCTTCTCTTTTTTGTTGTTTTTTAGATTCTTGCATTTTTATGCTCCTAGTATGTCCATTGCTTTATGAGTGCGATCAATACGATCTTGTAGCCCAATAGTTCCACCATTGATCCGCTTAGTAATGGTAGTCCAATCTTCATTATCTGCCAAGGCATTTAAGCCACGCTTATTCCAAAACCAACCAGCAGACATACAAGCGTTCTCAGGCTCTAAAATAAGCTCAGGATGCTCCGCAAATGGCTTTCCTAGGGCTAGTCCACATACTGTGTAGTTTGCTCGCCCTGTGAGCTGAATTAAGCCTCTGCCATGAAACTTCCAGCCATCGCCATCTTCAGTATTTCCTAGATCAGCTCTACCGCCATAGACTTTATTGGCAATTCTTTCAGGTTTACGCTCATATTCAGATGCAAACTCAATATCATGGAATCGGCTAGGCCATGTCGCAACTAAGCCTTTAGCGCTGTAATTAAGGTTTTCCTCAAGAACTTTAAATGAGGCAGATTCATGCCCACATTGACCAATAAAGGCAGCCTGCCTTCTTGGAGTGTTTATTTCATACTTTTGAAATACAGCATTTAAACCATCTAACCATTTAGGATCAATTCCTAAAGCCTGTAATTGATCTGTATTCATTTTAATGGAGTGGAGTTATGAATCATTTGATCTTTTGCCTGGCTACTAGCTGAAGAACCAAAGTAAAACGCAATAATGCCTGTCCATGCAGTTCCAAGAGAACCAAGCATAAGCATCAAAGCATCAGAAGTCATAATTTTTCCTGACATTAAACCGCCTAATATGCCAAAAAATCCAATAGTTACCAAAATTGATAAAATTGGAGGAATAAGTGATTTAGTTTGTTTTTGCAAATCACGAGCAGAAGCTCTATCTTGAACTGCTAATTGTTCAAAATTAAGCCCTAATTCCTGCGCTTGTTTTTGCAATTCGATTTCGGCTTGTTTAAGACTAGCTATTTGTTCAGCGTTTAATTTACCGCTATCAATCACATTTTGAACTTTATCTTCGTCAATTCCTAATGCTTTAGATACCGCAGTAACGGCTAGACCAGCTAAAGGGCCACCCAAGCAAGTAGCAATAGTTGGTACTAATTTAGCTAACCAATCCATTATTTATAACCCCAAGTTAAGTACCAAGCTATTACTGCTGCCAAAGCAAAACAATAATATTGAACCCTGCGAACAGCTTTCAAATCATGTTGGAATTCTTCGTTGTCTTTGC